AAACATAACCCTTGTACGATATAACAAATTATCAAAATTACCGTAACTATAATAGCAACAACAACTGCTAATATAGGACCTAAAATATACTTCAATAAGAAGGCTAATATGTGAACAACGATTAGTAAAACATATAAAATCGGTTTGAATAGGAATATCATTATGACAAAAAGTAGATATATCAAATCAAACCTTAGTATAGCATCATTGTTAGGAAACTTAACATTTTCACTTTCACAAGCATCGTCAAGATTATTTTTTAATGACACCATTCTGTTAGGAAGATATCCTTTCCTATATTGGTCAATCAACTGTGAAACGGTATAAACTTTATTATAAACCATAGGATAAAATCTATCCTCACAGTCAATCGCTTCTTGAATCATTTGTAACCCTAAAGGGGTGGTATCCCCATAGTCGTCCCAATCTAAACTAAAAGTGTAAGATTTAATAGCATAAATTGTATCGGGTATTGTATTTTGTAATGGGTCAGTTCCACTACCTTGAGTCCACCCATACTCTTTAATATTTGGAACTAAAAAATAACCTCTTTTTATTGCCTCATTTAAGGTCGGTTCTTGATTCCACTTAACTTTAAATCGATATTTACCTTTAGTTGGAATTCCTTTTGATGGGTCATTAGATATGACTCTTTCTCCAAATTCATTAGTTACTACGTAATCTAAGTTCATTGGTACATCAATCATCCAAGCACCATTTTCATCAATAACTTGACCACCTTGTTCTAAATCATATACTTCAAGTACAGGTCTACCATTTATATCCTGTTGTATTGTTTGTCTTATCGCCAAAATTTCACCAGGTCCTGCAACTAAATTACATAGATTACCTTGTTTTAACTTTGGTTTACAACTTCTTTTTTGGTATTGGTCATCATTTGATGAAATTAATGACCCCATAAAAATGGCGGTAGGTGTTATAGTAATATTGGCTTCTGCAGTTAAATCAAAATCAGTTCTTGTGATACCTATATTACAAATTTCAGGTTGACCCCATAAAGGTTCAACTTCAATAGTCCTATTAATTGTTACAATTTGAGGTAACTCATTAAGATTGTTTGAACTTTTAAAGTTAGTACCCGCAACTTGAGCTGGTGTCGCAACACCCATTCTAACTAAATCTTGTGGTGATAGAGAAAATTCACCGATGTCGGACAAGTCAACATCAACGTGTATTGTTTGAGCACCAATTGGTACTCCAAATATCATATAGTCACCACTATCATTTGTTCTTGCGGTGTAACGATAATATTTGTCAAAAACTTCTATTAGTGTTGGGTTAGTTAAAACATCTTCTCTGTCAAAAAATGTTCCTGTTGGGTTGTGTCCACTATGTTGTTTTACATAAGGTAATAAGTTATATCTATACCCGTCTTCATTTAATTCTGTTAAGTTTTTATAAGGATATAAATCCGCGATGATTGGATTTGTTTCATCTTCGGAAGTTAAGGGTATAAAAATTGAAACTTTGGCGTTAGGAATACCAAATCCGTCATTAGCGGTTACTCTACCAATTACAACACCATAATCAGAACATGGTCTTGTATAAATTTGACTCTGTAATATTTTTAAAGACAATATCTCTAAAAATTCAAAGTCTTGGTCTAAAAGTACTTTTAATGATTTATCAACACCTACTTGTGTTCTTATTCTATATGAATTCGACATTCTTTATCTTTTTTTGATAAATAGTTTATGCTCTATTTTCAAAAAGATAAATCACTTTTTTATAAAATAAATTATCAAGAGAAATTAACAGTCTTAAGATTTTTAACTCTAACAATAACATCTTTGCTTGGGAATCTTAATTGATACGTTTGACTTGGTTCTGCAAAAATTGTATCGTCAATTAATTCAATTTGTTTTGTATCCTCATTCGCATATCTTTGCGATGTTTGTGATGAAGAATATTGACCTCCGATTTTGTTGAATACTTGAATATCTGCAACAGAAATAACACCATTTTCACTTTGTACTAAACGTCTTATTTCAGATACATAAACGTTTTGCCCCATTTGTCGATTAGATGGACTCATGTATTCTGTGATAACATTCACTATTTGAGAAATAACAGTTCCTTGATTTTGACTATTATCTAATACCACATCAATATTGATACCTAAATCAATTACATTCGCACTTTGAATCGAAATATAATCATTAATCATTCTATAGTTTGAGAGATAGTTAGCAACATTATTTTTCAAGGTGTTTGAGACGATTTCGGTTAAACTCCCTGATTCGTCATACGCCAACATTTTAATAATGATTTTATTGTTTTCTTCAGTAATTGCAACTTTTGCAGGTGCCCCAAATTGGGATGGCATTGTTCTTATAATTGAGTCATAATCATTTATAGTTACCGCTCTGTTTTGTGCGGCAAAGTTAAATGCTACTAAGTTTCTTACTTCTTCTGTTGTTGGTGATGGAGCACCTCCAATCGCTGCAGTTACGTTGGTACATGATAATGAGTTAACAACACTTGTATTAATAGATTCTGAAGGTCCGTTAACAAAGAAGGATATATTACCAATTTGTGTGATAACATTAACACCTAAATTACTCGCAGTTCCTCCTCCAATTCTATACTGAACAAATAATGTTGAGTTCCCTTTTAAAGTACTACCCAAAGCAAAGTTGTTTGAGTACTTATAAAGGTCTAATTGATATCCGTTTCTCGCAAATTCTCTTAATTGTTCGTCAGCAGATTGAGTACCTCCACCAAAAGTCATCTTTAAAAATCCTTCGGGAGTAAACTCAGTTATAAATTTAGTATTTGTTTGTACATATCTACCAACTTTGATTCCAGGGTTGTCAGATACTTTAGTTGGGTCTTCAACAAATACTCTATCTTCAATTAATGCTTTAACTTCATACCATCTATTATCTAAACCTAAGAATTCTTGTGCAGATGGTACGTTTGAATATTGAGTACCGTCTTTTAAGAGTACGCTTGTCACTCCTAATACATTTTTTTCAGGTAAAAACAATTCGAAAAAAGGTCTTACATCGTTTGGTGTAATAACTCGTTTGAATACTTTAGTGATACCATTAACTACAGTTTCTCGTTTAACTATGGTGTAATTTAATAGTTTGTTATTTGCATCAAAATTTGGTATTTTTAACCTATTCGGGAATCCTTCAGCGTTAATTGCCGATGCAAAATCTATATCATAAACGGTTTCAAAAACTTGTCCTGCTCCGTTTACTTGAGAACCTCTCCTTAAGATACCACAATATCTTAAATCTTCTTTATCTCCAAAAGCGGGTACTGTTATTGAAAAATCAACAAGAGCTACAGATGGTCTTTGTCCAGGAATTTTTAATCCGTAAGTTCTTGCGATATTAAAAATAGATGACCTTTGTTGAGCATACTGAAGTACAGTTTCCTGAATACTCCTATCAATATTAAATTGTAAGTTATCGGTAACCGCAGCATTTAAATCCAACAATGCGGAAAAAACGGAAGCATCATTAAAATTATCAATTAATTCAGGATAGTAAGTTCTTGTAAAATTAACAAGTTCAGTTCTAATAGACTGAAAATCCCTTGTGGTATATGATATTTTTTTATTAGCCATATATTATTAAATATTGATAATCACAAAATCACTTTCATTAAATGCTGAGTCAGTGATAATATAATCTATTTTTATTTTTGCGGTATGTTCCATTTCTCCAATACCAGGAACTTTGTAAACTCTTTTATCATCTTCAATATAAGACCCTTTATTTTCTTCACCTTCAGATGCGGGTTTAACACTTATATTTTGAATTGTAATCCCTGGCATGTACTCAGATACAGAATCCCTAATTTCAGCTTCAATATCTGAAAATGTTGGTCCGTCCATTGGTTCAAAAATAAATTCATATAAACGAGTACCAAAGTCAGGTAAATAATATCTAGTCCCTTTCCTTGTTAAAAGTAAGTGTACAAGATTACTTCTAATTTCAGCATCTCTATCTTCAGAAAGACTTAAATAATTACCTTTCGAGGAGTCTTGAAATGGGAAATTTATACCATATGTTTTACCTTCTGCCATATCTAATAAATATATGTCGAGATTATTTCTTATAAATACATAAAAAATAAAAATCCCGACATAGTGTCGGGATAAGTGTCGTGATTAAGATGAACATCCAAAACAATCAAACTGACTATTTTCAGGTTTTGGTGGTAAGTTCATTTGACTAAAATCAACTTTAGGTGGTTCAGGAGTTGTCTTGGGTTTTTCAATTTTAGAAATGTCAACCGCCAAGTGTTTTGCCCCTGTTGAAATTGCCTTAGTTCTTACATAATAACACAGAGTCTTAAGACCTCTTTCCCAACTGTAAAAATGTGAGGAAGAAATTTTGGATAATGTAGGATTCGCCATGTATATGTTCATTGACTGTGATTGGTCAATAAACGGTGCTCTATCAGCCGACATTGTGATTAATTCTTTCTGTGAAATTTCCCAAATAGTTTTATACTTTTGGATTAAGTGTTCAATTCGTTTAACTTTAGAATTGTATTTTTTATCCTCCAAATCTAAATAGTTGTTGAAATTAATGTTTTGTACAGAACCTTCGTTAAAAATAATCTCATTTTTTAAGTCTTCGCCCCAAATACCAATCTTCTCAAAATCATTAATCAAG